CGTCGCCAGAGCCCCAGCCATCGCCATAGCCATCGCCATAGCCAGCGCCATCGCCATAGCCATAGCCAGCGCCATAGCCAGCGCCAAAGCCATCGCCATAGCCAGCGCCATCGCCATAGCCAGCGCCAAAGCCATCGCCAGAGCCATCAAAGATGTTTTGTTTTTCTGTAGTCATAATATACCTCTAGTTTCCCACCCCATCACCCATTAAACTATTTGGCTATATAAACGTCGGCTTTTTCAATAGACTGGCGTGCAGTACCAGAGCATAAAATAATCTCGATCGGCTCAAGCTCTTTTAAAGGCACCTCACAGCATATTCTACTACCTGTAGGATTTATACCAAACACGGCTATTTCAGAGAGCGATATACCATTGTTAGCAGTCTGCCACCTCCAAAGATTACGCGAATTCTCAAGAACGACCTTGTTACCGACACGTCTTTTTATAGTGCCTGCATGCACTCCAGCGGAATACGTACGAATAACGCAGTACTTACCGATAAACTCATCCTCGGTGTCTACGGTATTTGTTTCAGCTGGTGTATCCAAGTTTAGCACTTTGATCAATTCTAGTAGTTTTGTAATTTCCATAATAGTATCCTATAGTTAAGTTAAAAAAGTTAGTTCCGTACATCTATTCATCGCCAGAGCCAGAGCCCCAGCCATCGCCATCGCCATCGCCGGAGCCATCACCCCATCCGGAGCCCTCGCCCTCGCCCTCGCCATTGCCATTGCCAAAGCCCCAGCCGGAGCGCGTGCCAAAGCCCCAGCCATCGCCATAGCGAGAGCCAGAGCCATAGCCAGAGCCATCGCCATATCCAGAGCCGTCAAAGATGTTTTGTTTTTCTGTAGTCATAATTCCTCCATGAACTGTTTCATATTTTGCAACGGTTGTTATTCAGTTGAACCGGTCACAAAGTGTGATTACTTGTTTTCATCACTTGCGGCATCCGTCAGTAGATTCTTTCTTTCAGAGAACGCTTTGATAATAGAATCATATTGATCTGTGTGGTGCATCTGTACGACATCAATATAGATTTTCTCCTTGTTCCAGAGCTCCCCTAGCTTGGCAAGGTTGCTAACCTTCTCCAAAGAATCACATATTTGACCAGAGAATATTATTGCCTCACTCTCCGTTTCCACGAGCCTTACTTTCGTAGCTGAAGAAACAGCAATAATCTCGTTGAATCTATCTTCGTTGTAAGATTTGATTTTGTTAGCTTCTGCCCAATTGCTCTTAAACAAAGTCGTAAGCTCTTCCAACGTCTTAGCTGCATTCAATACCTTGCATATCTTATCAGCCATATCAAATAGCTCTTCGTCGGTAGGGGGTAGTTCCTCTACAACATTGGATTGATCTTTATCATACAGCGCCAATCCAAAGCGATCACCGAACGACTTTAATGCACGCTTCATTGCATCTGTCTCTGCTTCCTTACCCGCTCCTTCATAGGCATCGAAGAGATCACGAGCAATACCAGAACCATAGCCTATGCCGTCACGGTATATTCCAAAAGCAGAAATACGGACCTTAGCCTCGTATCCTACTTTGTAGTTACCCTTCTGGTTCTTAGTCTCAGATATCTTCTGGCAGTAAATAGTGTCACAAGACCATCCACCAAATCCAAAGACGGTGTTAGCCTCACGGATAGCATGGTGCCCCTCAATGTAGGATAGCTTCATCCCACGACCACCTTCACGTGTCTTGACGTTCTCACGTACTAGTGGCTGCTCTAAGAGCTTTTGTTGTTCTTCTGTAATAGTCATAATTCCTCCTATAATTCTATTAATTATCATTATCAAAAATGTCAAAGATATTCATCGGATCAATGCCTAATAGTAGCAATACAATAGCTATAAAAATCACTCCAACCACTAAGGCAACAATTGTCATTGTACTCACAACAACCTCCTATTTAACTTTTTCGAAAATAGGGGTAATTTCTAGTTTTGGAACATCTTTTTCATATTCCCAGTTCGCTTTTAACCATTCAATGTACTTCTCCCACGTTCCTTCAAATACAAGATCACCGTCAGTATTTGAAACACGGATACTAGTTATTTCTAAAGTCATAATTACTCCTATAATTTTATTGTATTTGAAAATGTATTTTTATGACGCACTATCTTTTTTGTGAATAAAGATACAATGTACAATCCCAAAGATTCAAAAACTGATAGATATTTTGCATTAAATAATAAAATATAATAGTGCTCTTTAGTGATGTGCAGATGCTGAATCTGTCCAGAATATACAACATTCTGATGGGTGAATACATGGACCCTGCTATCCTCTTTTAAATTATCAGGGTTAAATCCCTCGCTATGTTTTAAGTCTTCTGTCCCACCCAAAATAAACCGAATATCTTTGAATTCTATTTTACTGGAGTGAAAATACCACATAAAAACCTCCTATTTGCGTTAGGTCTCCACACTACCATTAGTGTTTACAGGTGTCAACAGTTTTTATTGACTTATGTTCAAAAACAGCATATACTATAGCCTCAACTTAACAGGAGGCATCATGGCAACAACGAATAAGAATCTTAGTTTCCCACCAGAATTACTAGAGTATTACCGTGAGAAAGCTGAGGAAGATAATCGTAGTTTTAGCGGTTATATTGTACATGTTCTGACCAAAATTATGAAGGAGGATTCAAAGAATGGAACAAAGTAATGAAGGGTATATTCAGGTAACAAGATACCAATTGTTTCATGATGTACTTGCCGAGAAGAAATTCTCTAAGACAAAAGCATGGCTTTGGCTGCAACAGAGAGCTGCGTATGGATATATGACAGTCAACCGTAAGGGACATGAAATTCAGTTAGAAAAAGGTGAATTATGCGAGTCATCTCGCTTCTTAGCAGAGCAGTGGGGATGGTCAAAGAGTGCAGTTTTGAGGTTCATTTCAGAGCTAAAAAAGGCTGAATTTCTTGGACCAGGTTCATGGACCGGTCCAAAAAGTGGTCCAGAAACCGGACCAGAAACCGGACCAGCCTCCCAGGTTTACGTTATGCAGATCAACAACTTAACCGGACCAGAAACCGGACCAGAAACCGGACCAGAAACCGGACCAGAAACCGGTCCAAAACAGGAAGAGTGGACCGGTGTTTTGGACCAAAAGATAATAAACTCTACTACTCTTACTTCTAATAATATTACTAATACGCGGGTGCGCGAGGACGACCTTTTGGAAGGTCTCAACAAAGTGCAGGTTTCAGACTTGGATGAATTCAAGATGCAGATGGAAATGGCATGTGATCCCATTCAAGTAAACCTAGATACTTCGCTAATAGCATTTCAAACATATTTTCAATCAAAAGGAGGAAAAGACAAACACGGTCATCCTATTCGTGATTGGGTCGCACGATTCAAGTTATGGGTGATGGATGAAAACAAACGGTACAAAATGAACAAACCAATAGGAGGTTACGAGAATGACAACGGAACTAACAACACAGGACCAAAACTTAGCCAACACTCTGCAGCCATTGCACGAGCAACAGAAGATTACATCATGGATCTCCGAGCTGGTGGACAATTCAGAGATTGATTGGGATAATGTTGCAACCGACCATGGAGGGTATTTGTTGTTTGGGAGTAAACGCTATAAGCGCATACCAACATTGGTTCCAAAAGACCTCGCAGAAGTGAGAGACGTTCTTGGCAACGTACAAAAGCAATTATTCCCTGCTAGAACACGTGATGTAGAAATAGGGATGATTGGAGTGAAAATACGTGAACTACACTCTTGCCTGCCATCACCAGGACATCTCAACAAGGACGATGTGGAAGTCAGATCACGCAAATTACTCAAACTGCTTGGTGAATATCCAATCGATATCGTAATCAGTGCCATCGATGATTGCACAGAGACCTGCAAATACTTCCCGGTACCAAAAATCCTAGTGGATGCATGCGAGAAATTATTTGCCAAAAGGAAGCATCTTGCTGGAAGGTTACAGAAGTTGGTCGAAGTTAGTGAAGAAATGGCGATTGCTGGATAGGAGATGGTGGTTTAAAGACGATTTGAGAGAAAAACGTCTCTACCTACCTGAAGGGTGTTAAAAGTGTTTAAAATGGATTTATGGAGAAGATAAAATGATAATTGAAGAGAATATACAAACTGGTGAAGTGCGTGATGAAGAGGGTAATGTTATTACGCCTGAGGATATAAAGAAGTTTCAGGAGCAGAAGAATCGAATTCTGACACGATTTCAAGATGAGTTGAGAGATCAATTCTGGAGAGAGTCGGGTTACGATAAAACACCAGACTCATGGCCCAAAGGATTTATGGTTAAGAAGCCTTCTAGTATTCATCTAGGAACGGAGAAAGTAATCGATGCATTAGAACGCACAAAAGGAAGAATGGCTGGAGGTTATATCAATGATGATATATTACATATTCATCGGGTTGACTTAGACGATGAAGGTATTGAAGCAATATGTAACGTACTGGCTAAAAATGATTATTTTGAGGAGGTTCATTTAGTAATGTGCGATATAGGGGTACAAGGTGCAGTACATATTGCAAACATGCTTAAGCTGAATAAAAAAATAAAAATCCTCGGATTAGGCGGTAATCCACTTGGTGATGAAGGATCAGAAATTATATTAAAGGCGTTATGTGACAATGAAACGCTTGAAGGATTAGATCTTGGTACACTGGATTATCATGAACGGAATATTGCAAAAGACAGTAATCTTTTAGATGTGATGCTACATAATAAAACGGTTCAAACGATTTATCTTAGTGGGTACGATATAGACGGAGAATTTAAATTACAGTGGGATCGTAGTTTTCAAGAAATTGATCAATTGTATTATAATGTTTGGAGAGACTATGTTGACTTAAATGTTGAGGGGAGTTTGTGGATTCAAAGATTGCAAAAGGAAACAAATTAGGTTATAATGTTTAGGCGGCTTGTGTCATTCTCCCTTTGACGATCCCACAGATTTCCTACTCCCCTGGAGCAAGCCGCTTATGCTTTGACAGCGTTTACGTTTTATTAATGTCTAGGGTGCATTGTAGATTTTGCGTATCCTTCTATTTGCACCCCGGGTGTGTCATCTCACAGTGGCACACCCTTTTTTTATGCACAACATCAGACACAAAAAAAGTCCCAACTACGTGTCGGGACAGTGGTGTATGTGATATAAGAGGGGGAGGAAGGTTTTACAATAGGAGGTCGTAAAGGCGGCCTCCCCCGAGTGACCTTTAACCTAAAAAGGAAATCTAAGTATAGCATATGTCAAGAAAATTATCAACTTATAAAATTCCCTGTTACTATGGATGATATCTTTTCCAAAGACACAACTTTATGTTGACAGTGTTAAGCACTAATGATAATGTGTCTGAATAACGCAAATAGGAGGTTGTTATGTTTAATATAATTGAGAGTTCAGGATCACCAATTAAGGCTTGGACTAATGGTATACCTGTTGAAGATAGAGCATTAGAGCAGGTCAAGAATTTGGCATCAATGGGTTTCATCACCAACCATGTTGCTATAATGCCTGATGTTCATTGGGGTATGGGTGCTACAATTGGCTCTGTAATACCCACTAACAAAGCTATTATTCCTGCGGCTGTTGGTGTTGATATTGGCTGTGGAATGATGGCTGTAAAGACGAGTATAACCGCATCACAGTTGCCTGATTCATTGGCTGAGATTCGTTCATCGATAGAAAAGAGTGTACCGCATGGACGTACATCCGCTGGACGTAGATACAATCCAAAGAACGATAGAGGATTATGGTATAATACTCCGAAGATTAATGAAGAACGATTCAAGGATTTAAATACAGACCTACAAAGTATTCTTGATATGCTTGGTAAGGCTCAATGGATTAGAAGAGCGTCGGAGAATGCAGTTAATCAGTTAGGTACACTCGGTACAGGTAATCACTTCATAGAGTTGTGCTTGGATGAGAACGATGATCTATGGATAATGCTACATTCTGGTAGCCGAGGCATCGGTAATACAATAGGTGATTATTTCATCAAAAAAGCTAAGGAGGATATGCAACGTTGGCTGATTAATTTACCTGATGCAGACCTTGCATATATTCCAGAAGGATCTGAGAACTTTGATAAGTATGTTAAAGCTGTTGAATGGGCCCAAAGGTTTGCAAAGGCGAATAGAGAAATAATGATGCAATCTGTCATTAATTGTTTGAGTGAATATTTCCCTCTAGATATCTCTATCGAGAAAGAAGCTGTTAATTGTCATCACAATTACATTTCACGGGAGAATCACTTCGGTAAAAATGTATGGATAACTCGTAAAGGTGCAGTACGTGCTAGAGAAGGCGAGTTAGGTATAATTCCTGGTAGTATGGGTGCAAAAAGCTTTATCGTAAAAGGTAAGGGTAACCCTGAATCATTCTGCTCATGCTCACATGGTGCTGGTCGTATAATGAGTCGTATGAAGGCAAAGAAAACTATTAGTTTGGATGAGCATATCAAAGATACAGAAGGTGTGGAATGTAGAAAAGATTCTGACGTTATCGACGAAACACCAAAAGCATATAAGGATATTGATGCTGTCATCGCAGCTCAATCGGATTTAATTGATGTAGTTCACACACTAAAACAAGTTGTATGTGTAAAGGGCTAGGAGGTTGTTATGGTTATTATTACGCTACTAGCACTGCTGGTAACATTGATTCCTGTGGAGAGTTCTGCATTAAGTCAAAAGAGCTTTCGTCAAGCAAAACAGGGTATGTTGCGAGTCTATGCTAGAGACAAGGAAACCTTCTACTGTGGATGTAAATACTATGAGCAAGATGGTACTTCTGATCCGAGTCTTAGTTCCTGCAGGTACGAACCCAGAAAGAATGCAAAGCGTGCTTCCCGATTAGAGTGGGACCATGTAGTGCCTGCCTCCTACTTTGGCAAGATGATGCCGTGTTGGGAAAAGGGGGGACGTAAGGAGTGTAAGAAGTATCCGTTGTTTAAGCAGATGGAAGCAGACATGCACAACTTAGTGCCGAGCATCGGAGAGATTAACGGAGACAAGAGCAACTACCTGTTCGATGAGATTCCAGGAGAAGCTCGCAAGTATGGAAGCTGTGACTTTGAAGTGGATACAAAGAAGCGTGTTGTAGAGCCTAGAGAGGAGATTAGAGGGGATATAGCGCGTAAGTGGTTCTATATGTCAGAGAAGTATTCCATGCCTATGCCACAGAGTTTATATCTACGTATGAAGCTATGGCACGAGAATGATCCGGTGACTTACGAGGAACGCGCATTGAATCAAAGAATTGGGTGGATACAAGGGAATGAGAATAAATACGTGAAGGATAGGGATCTGCAGGTTGTGGGTATCGAAAATCAGAAGGCGTTTGTTAGATAGGAGGTTGTTATGAATGGTTACATAGAAGAAGCATTTGATAATTGGGATATCGATATGCTAAAGAATGCTGTAGATAATGCTAAAGAGTTGTATTTTAAAACATTACACACTGGTGATGCGAAGCAATTATGTCGTATTTTACAAAAGAATTCAACGGTTAAGAGGTTGAATCTTTCTTGGTGTGAACTTGATAAAAAACAAATAGAATTTTTTATTGAGATGCTAATGAAAAATTCATGTATTGAAGTGCTGACTTTTGATCATGTGTTTAGAGATCATGAGGAGTTATCTAGAATATTTAAGGCAATAAAAACAAATAATTCTATCAAAGAATTAATCGTGAAGAATAACACATTGTCTATAGAGCGATGTTCGATTTGTGAATCAGTAGAGAAATTTTGTTATTGTGATGATTGTGGGGATATTGATGGAGGATGTTTTACATACGACCCATACTGCAACTTTGATACAGCAACTTCAATTCGTGATATGCTATTAGTTCATGATTCATTAGTCTTTTTAGATTTATCAGATTGTGAATTTACAAGCTTACGTGCCGATGAGTTTAGAATAATATTCTCAGCTCTGAAGGGGGATGAATCAAAATTAGAAATATTGAAATTCGATGGGAATAGACTGCAGACAAACATAGATATTGTAACTGATGTGATGCGTACGAATCGTCATCTAAAAAGACTGATACTAAAAGAAAATCATATAGGCGATCAAGGGGCTGACGGCATCGCACAGATGTTGACGAGTAATACAACGCTTGAATGGTTAGACCTTCGTAAGAATGTATTAACGGACGAAGGAATCTTCGTAATCGCTGAAGCACTGAAGTATAACAAAACGCTGAAACATCTTCTGATCGGCGGGAATCAGTTTTCTGATAAAGGAATTGCAGCGTTAAATGATGCAAAAGAAACGAATGGAACGCTTGGTGCCCTTAGTGTGAAATAAGAAGGCGTTTGTTAAATAGGAGGTTGTTATGAATAATTATGTATTTAAAGCACTATGTGAATGGGATTCTAGTTTACTCAAAGAAGAGTTAAGCAAGATCAATGACGTATCGTTTATTTCTGAGCCATTAGAGCAAGAATTTAGAATAGGTGAGCTACGTACAGGAGATGTCAAAGCTTTATCCGAAGCGCTGAGAGATAATGTAACTTTGAAGCGGTTGAATCTTTCTAAGAATGTTTTACATAACAAAGCAGCACGGTATATTGTTGATCTACTTGAGCATAACTCATGTTTAGAAGATCTTGTCATAGAGGGCGTTATAAGAGATCCAGAAAGTATTCAGGAAATATTTCTTGGCATTAAAAATAACTCGTCTCTACATTCCCTCAGTATAGGTAGAAGCCTTATATCCCAGGATGTATGTAAGGAGTGTAAACTTGAGCGGAAATATTGTGGTGGCTGCGATGACAATGACGTTAATAATTATGAGCCTTATTGTGACTATAAAAGTGCACAGGCTATACATGACGGTTTAGTGAATAATAGTCCATTAAGATTTCTCGATTTATCCAACTGTGATTTTTCTGATGATTTTAGAAAACAAGAATTGGAAATAATATTCTCTGCTTTAGCCCAGGATAAATCCAAATTGGAAGTACTTAAGTTTGATGGGAATTTAGTGCATGAAAGTATTGATACACTTTCTGATTCAATGAGAACTAATCATCATTTAAAACGTTTGATACTAAAAGGTAATACTATAAGTGATGATGACGTTGATAGTATTTCTCAAATCATAACAAACAATACAACTCTGGAGTGGTTGGATATAAGAAGCAACTATATCACTGATCGAGGAATCCAAGTTATAGCTGAGGCCCTAAGATACAATAAAAGAAAAATATACTTACTTTTGGAGAGAAACGAGATTACAGAAGAAGGTATTAGAACACTAAAGGATTCCATGGCAGTGAATTATAATTTTTCATGCGATATAATACGATCCTGATCGGGACGTTATTGTATATTTATATTTAATACGAGCATAATGCTCCCGATCAGGGTGATGAGTTGTTAGGGAAATCCGAATAACTCAGTTGCCGAGCAATCCTCAGTAGTTGAGCTGTCAAGTAATCCTTTACAACTGCCAGCAATAAAAGGAAAATAATATGAGTAATGAGTATGATCTACGGATCGAGAAACTGAAGGAGTTAGAATCAAGAATTGGCGCTCGGTCTATAGTATCGGATTATGCTGACAGGTCACAATGTGCAGTGGATAATGTTCAGTATGGATACAATATTGAAGAGGGTATTATTACTATAAAATGTGTTCTATCCTTTGATGCATCACTTGTTTAATAATCCTTTACAACTGCCAACCAATCTCACATAGTGCATACAATACACACATGGTAGCGCTATGGAATACAACGACACAGAACCAACAGAATATTCATTCCACACAACAAACAAGTACGAAGCTAAGTGCATGATGGTAGCTATGGATATGGCTGGCGCAATCGGATCGTGCTACTACGATGTACTACGCAATAAGTACAAGCATCAAGAGGGAATGACAGAAGAACAATATACCATGTACGACGATATATCTGAAAGATTGATAGAACACTTCCAAGACTTCGAATGGTTACAAGAGGGATAAAAAAACGCGCCCCGGGTTTAAAAGGGCGCGTTTTAACGGTGTACTACAACTACTTTCGGGATGGTAATTGTAGGCTAGATCAAGTATATTCACGGAGGAGTGATACTAATCGATCTAATTTATCTTCGATAATACAGGACAGTACAAGAATTGCAAGATCCTTTTTATCTGCAGATATCGTGTCACATATATTAAGAGCATGTAGCAATGATGCTATCTCTTCCTCAGTGTGATGTAATACTAGTGTCTTACCTTCCATGAACTTGTCCATTATGGGTTGATGTGTAACGCGTAGTATTCTCTAGTCTATCAAAATAATGCTCCATAGAGATACTACTAAGTATCAACAGTAATACTACAGTTGTGCCCAGAATTAAAGTATAGTAAGGAATATCAGTATGATGTTTGTTATGCATGGCGACCTCCTAAGTCAGTTGAGTTGCTATTTATACATAGAACTGATATGCTGTAAACACTAATGGTACGATAAAATGAACATTAGTGCTTAATGTAATATAAATGTAACATGTGGTTAATATGGAAGAAAAATCCCCAAAGCCTGTAATGGGAAGACCAAAGATACAACTAAGCGATTTGCCTGAAGGATGGAAGGAAAAGATGCTGGAACACGCAAGAGAAGGTGCCACAGACATAGAGCTGAGAGTAGATGTTTTGGATTGTATTAGTCATAAAACATGGGAAAGGTTAATTAATGAGGAAGATGACTTTCTAGAAACCGTAGAAACATGTCGTGAACTATCAGAGGCTTACATGACTAAGCTGGGTAAAAATGGTATTACAAGCGAAGGTCAATTTAGAGCTAATGTGTATCAATTCATGATGCAGAATAAATATAGATGGACAGAGAGAAGAGAGATTACCGGTGACTCAAAGAAGCCCGTTGTTGTGGAGAATATAAATACAGAAGTCTCAAAAGACCAGTTGGAAGCAATGCGTAAGGCACGTGTAGATATATTGGACGATGTATGATTGATGCGTTGTGGAAGATTGTACTGGTTGTGGGGTATACAGCCTTTGTGTTAGTGCCGGTGCTTATGTTCCTGATACCGATTACGTTGTTTGTTATTAGCCCGTTGTTCCTTGTTATGGCAGTGGTGGGTTATTGGGATGAAGTCCATGCAGGTAAGGCTCAGTAGCAAAGTGGTAATGCACTGGATTGCAACCCCAGCATCGTTGGTTCGATTCCAGCCTGGGCCTCCAACTTGACTTTAAGCACTAATGTTGTATATTGACTCTGAAGTTTGGAAGAGAGCGATTGCTCGCCCCCTTCCTGTGGGACTGACTACTCAAGCTCATCAATGATTTGCTTAAGTAACTTAAGGATGTCGAGGATCAGGCGAGTGATCCTCATAATGTCATCGGCGAAGTATTGACAACAATACTGATGACATTATTCTGACAAAGAAACCTTATATGGTAGATTTTAAAAGAGACAACGGGGTGGCTTCGGTTGCCCTGTTTTTTTTACGCATTCAGTTAGTCACAATCCGTGACCATCTATCAATGTTCTATGCCGCATAGCACTACCATGTTGGATTGAGTATGTAATATGCATACAAGAAATGACAGTTTTGTGTGTTCGTAGTCGGTATACATACAAGAATTAGGGTTTTATGTGCACGTATGTACGTATGTCCAAATCTTTTTTCACAAATAGTACAACTTTATGTTGACAGTGTTAAACACTAATGGTAGAGTGTGTTTGTAACGCAAATAGGAGGTTGTTATGTGTATTTATGACGGAATGGCACTTGTTGCCATATGTTCACTGGTTGTATTGATTTATCTTCAGCATAAGAATTATAGCAAGAAAACCAAAGAGAGAGAACTTATGCATAAGAGAATAAGCGATGATTATGTTTTTATGTTGTTAAAAAAAAGAATAAGCGAATATGAAGAAAAAACTCAATATTCTATGTATGAAGATTCTATGTATGAAAATACTATATATAGAGATAATTTAAGGGGATTGTATATCGATACAAAATGCCTTTTTGAAACTTTATGCTTCAGATTACCAAAATTCTATTCAATACATAAAAATAATCCAACACCACGTAATAAAAATCTCAGCGGTAAGGAATATGACAAAGAAGAAGTTAGGGTGCATATTTCTCATATAAACAAGATATTGAAATTATACGAAGAACATAAAAAAGATCAGCGAGAAAAAAGCGCAAATCCTAAAGGGGTAGAAGACTTTACTATACACGCAATAGTAAGTTCTGAAAGTGAATAGCACTAATGGTAGGGTGTGGGAATAACACAGATAGGAGGTTGTTATGAATCAAGCTTTATTACGTATAGGATACGAACGGTCTAGGTCTAGGTCTTGGTCTTGGTCTAGGTCTTGGTCTAGGTCTTGGTGATAAATTTTAATTATAACTTTATAGGAGAATATTATGGATATTAATACAATTACAATCGGTGAAGCTAAGGATCTATTGTCTGTTCTTGGTGGTTCAGGTAACAACGATGGTTTACAGCCATTTGAAATCGGTAAAGCATATTTAATACGTACAGTGACGCATATTGATATCGGTATCGTAGAGAAAGTCGGTGATAAAGAGCTTGTGCTATCACAGTGTTCGTGGATTGCTGATACAGGTAGATATCACAACTGTTTGAAGGCTGGTATCGAGAGCCTAGATACCAGCGAGATAGAGCCATATGTCGATGATGTGATATTGGGACGTGGCGCGATTATTGATGCTACGATTTGGCGGCATGCATTACCAAGAGAGCAGAAGTAATGAATCAGGCATTAAGAACAGCTGGTTTTACCAATTGTAGGACTTTATCTAGGAGTAGGAGTGGTCCAAGGGTCGTATCTAAGATGAGAATTAGAACGGGGCATTCATATCCTTATCAAGTATCTCGCCTTAGATCTAAAACTTGGTGGATTACTATATCTAATGTTTGGTCCAATGTAGGACTAGATAGATTTTTATCTTTACGGAAATCACTAGGAGATTGTTATGAATCAAGCTTTGTTACATACAGGACGAGCAAGCAGCAGGCCAGCATCTAAATGTGGATCACGTGCCAGAACTCATCACCACAGATCCAAATGTGGAAAGAGAAATTTCTCTGGAGGATGGTCATGGTCACAGTCCAGGTGTAGACCTCGGTTTTTTTCTAGATGTGTACCTGGCAATTATTGGGACGTGGCTGGATCTAGGTCTAAGACCTGGGATGATCGGGGGAAAAATGACATTTAAAGATAGTAATTATTTCAAAGATAGAGATGTAAAGGCTTTTACTATTGAGAAATTAGGTGCAAAGAAGCGAGCAATATTTCTTGAGCTTGAAGGTATGTTGATTAAATTTGCGATATTGACCGATACAGGTGAACAATATTTACAGCAACATGAACTAGGTTTGGTATTTCAGAGAAAAGAGGAAGAGGAGGTAACATGACTAAAAGAAAATATACGATAAATCCAGGCGTAAGAGTGCCTAGTGATACCGATAAGTGTGTAGGTGAGCGTATTAGAGAGATACGTGTGTCTAAAGGCTTGTCACGTCGTCAAATAGCAAATCGTGTACATGTAACGCATCAACAGATACAGAAGTACGAGAAAGGCTATAATCGCATGAGTGTTGGTAGACTCGTAGAGATTGCTGATGCAATGGACTGTCATGTAACAGAGTTGCTGCAGGTAGAAGATACAAAGATGGGCGATAATACACATAGTCGTTTGGAACTAGATTTAATGCGTAGCTTTGCCAAGCTTGATGAAGCTTCTAGGCAGAAGGTGAGTGCGTTGGTGAGAGTGATGGCGGAGGGTGAGTGATGGATTTTTCGATATTGAAAGGAAAGGTACTTAGGCGTGTAAATCTAAAAGCGGATTCTATTTATGCAGATGGAAGAACACGTTTTTCGATTCCGTCAAGTCGATACAGAGAAATAGTATTCGAATGCAAGGATTTTAAACGATATCGTTTATATCATAAGAATGAGTGTTGTGAGGATGTATTTATCGAAGATGTATGTGGAAATCTGAATGATTTAGCTGGTAGTGAAATATTACTCGCAGAAGAGGTAAGTAGTGAATTTGAATGTGAAGGTGAAGAGAGATGGAGTACAGGGATGCATTCCATAACTTACACATTCTACAAACTAGCAACAATCAAAGGTTCGGTAGATATAAGATGGCATGGGAACTCGAATGGGTTCTATTCCGAAAAGGTGGATTTCGAGGAAATAGTTGAGGAGAGTGAGTGATGGACAGTAGTCGCCAGATATGTGCATTACGTAGTCGTGTAGAAAAACTCGAAAAGAAAATAAGTGATACCAATGGAGCATTAGTGATAGTCGCCATTTTTCTTATCGGATTTTTTTTCCTTTTTACTAAATTGACAGATATACAAAATCAACATTTAGCAGAAATTGGAGTAATTGAAACTAACAAGCCGGATTAGCTCAGCGGTTAGAGCAGGACGCTCATAACGTCAAGGTCGCTGGTTCGAATCCAGCATCCGGCACCATAATAGGAGAAGAAGATATGATGGGATATGCAACGGAAGCTGAACTTGAAGTGACTGGAAGATTCCGAATATTAACGACTAGTAGGGCTTCAGGTGCGGAGCCAGTACAAGAGATGATGGAGAAATTTAATGTTGACCTAAAGAATGTAATGAAGGAACAAGCAATCAAACAAGTACTTGATATGTTTGAAGAAAATATACCAGAATATATTACAATAGAATTGGATGGAGTAGAAAGTGAAATAGTGCGCATAGATGAGCGTGAGTCACATGAATAATAGGAGAATGATCACGGGATTAGGCCCGAGGAGTTATAGCAAGTTTATGGGGTTATAGTAAGATTCCGATAAACTAGAAACTTAATGCGAGATAGGAGGTCGAATAGTGCAACTGATTTACAAGAATGATATCACGCCCGAAGCAATTGAACTAGTCATGAAAAGAGAGCCAAGGAGGGGAATCTTTATTTTCCAGTTTGACCACTATAAAGACTTTGTTACAAAATATGCGAAATACTTCAATGATACAGACTTATTGCTGGAAGAGATGGCGCACACAATGAGAGCATATCTACGCGGTAGTAAAGTTTACCTGGTTAAGGAGATGCCAGACAAATTTACAGATCATGCCGTCTATGGTGATCTACGTTTAGAGTTTGCGGGAGTACTGGAAAGACATAAACAAAAATACCCACATTCGTTAGTACAAGCAACGTCAGATGTGTTTGACTCTATAATAGAAAGAAGAATTAAATACCCGAGGAGCTATAATAGTACAACTTTATGTTGACACCATTAAGCACTAATGTTACAGTAGGGATATAACACAAATAGGAGGTTGTTATGGATACATTTTCATTTAATGATAAAGCCAAGATTGTAGAGTTTCGGTTCAATGATACTCAAAGAAGCTGGGATCTTATTAAGCGTTTCAAAAATGATTATTATGTGGATTTATCGTACAGGTCTAAAGACGGTGATGACCTAGTCCTTGATGCTGAAGGAGAGAATCTTTTGCAAGATGTCAGGTTATACTCGTACATGTTGGATAAGTCAGCAGGGGAAATAAAGGTGGAGTTTATAACGCACCAACCACTATTCGTAGACAAACAGGCGGATGAGCCATCTGTAACTCCAACGAAGCTGGTAATAGGTGGAGAAGAGTTAGCAATGGTGCCCAATAGATTCGTCCCAACAATGGGATCCGGCGAGAATAATAGTAAATAGGAGGTTGTTATGGATGACAGAGGGCCAATCAGTAGAAGTAAGGAAATCTCAGAATTAGAATTTGTGGAGTCCGGGCCAGACGAGTTAATAGGGACTTCTATTATAGATTGGGAACCAGCTTTGTATGATATGGATGGAATATATCTGATAACTTCCGAGTTTAAGGTGCTTCAGATTTGTATCCGTCGTGATTATTACGGTGACCGTATAATAGAAGTATTAAAGGCCACTAAGACTTTTGAATCAATTAAATAGGAGGTTGTTATGTTTTACCAAATGAAAGAAGAAGTTGCTCATAAGCTCAGTGTGGTACTGGGTATGTTGGGTGTGGGTGCGTTCATGGCTGTTGTTACGGCGTGGGTTGTGATGATTGGGGCTGTGGGGAGTTTGTAGGATGAGTAGTATAGATAGTACGAAAGAGATATTGGATATTATGGTGACGGATTTATCAACATCGTCATGGTGTTCAAGTGATCTCAAATACCGAACTAAGGAAATTGACATAGAAATCTTAGATGGTCTTCGGATATGCGCTTTAAACAGGCATAATGGTACGTTGTACATCGCTGCGGATAATGGAGGTTTCTATTGTATTAAAGGGGGAGGCGAATTCATGGGTGGTGGTGGTGGATACGTATATTTACGTCAGATAATAGAGAGATAGAGGGGAGTTTGTAGGATGATAAAGGAGCCCCCTAAGGGAATGCAAGAGTATTACACTGGTGGTGATGGATCGGATTCAATTACAATTAGATGTGGATATTTTGAAGCTCAAATTGAGTTTGAAGCAAAAGTTCTTATTGAGAATGGTAAAATAGGTTGGGAATTTTATCCTCGGTATATTTGGGTATCACAAATATGTTTCGATATGTCGCAAAGCTCAATCAAAAGTAACCTTATAGGGCAATACGATAAAGATAGGGATGACTTTAACAAGGTGCTAAATCTTTTCCTAGAAACCGATGTCGCAGGTGTCCATGAATTCTTTATGAATGAAAACAAAGAAAAACTAAAACAAATATTGGCATAGGAGGTCACATGTCAGAAAAAGAAATATTACAGGAAATTACAGAGATTAAAGATGGTATTTCGCACATTAAATTCTCTCTGAACTTGAACAGTGTTCTACTGTTTGTAATGGTATTAAATATATTGTTTGCATAGGAGGTCACATGGAAACCATAGCAACGCATAAAATAGCTAAAGACACAGAAGAAGCTTGGGAGATTCAGGATAAACGAGAAGGGCAACCACATGGATGGATTCAGTGGAAAGGGACTGATGTCTGTATGGATGTATATTGTATATGCGGTGAACATTCACACGTCGATGGTGATTTTTATTACGACCTTCAATGTCCTTCTTGCAAAAGAATATACTGCACAAATGGTCATATTGAATTCATAGAACTACAGATAGACACTGATGACGTTAAGGTATGCAGGGAAGAGCACAAAGAAGAGGTAAATATATATAAGACTTTTGACAGTATTCGGGAGGTATTTGAATATCCGCTAAAAGAACTCACAGACAAGCAAATAATCCGTCTTGAACATACGATGAAAAGAAGAAAGATGCTGGATATTCTAATCAAGGTATTGAGTGAGGCATTAACAGATGGGGAACGAGCAAAGGTGCATGAGCAAATATTAAACAACATTGATCAATAGGAGGCCACATGGGTAGAAAGCTTAATATGAAAAATATGATATTAAAACAGATTGTGTCTACAGCCGCAGGAGTCGCACTGCTTCCAATTTCAGGTGGGATTTTATTACTGGCATTTATAATCATTTTATTAGGGAATATCGGAAAAGGTTTTATTAAAACATTCAAGGATATGAGGGCTTGGATACGATAATTGATCAATAGGAGGTCACATGGAAACTAAAACAGCGCATAAAATAGCTAAAGACAGGGCTGAGGCTTGGACCTTACAAGGTGGAGGAGGTGATAAGTTGCATGCTCATATTCAGTGGAAAGGGACCGATGTCTGTATGGATGTATATTGTGTATGTGGTAAATCAACCCACATCGATGGTGAATTTGCCTACAACGTAAAGTGTACTTATTGTAAAAGAGTATATTTTGTTAACGGTCATATTGAGCTTATTGAATTAAAAGAGGAACCAGAGAATTGTGTTTTAATGCAGGATATTGAAGATAATACTACTTCAACTATTATCGCATCGGACGATATGGGAAGGGGATACGACTGTGTATCGGAAGAAATTGATCAATAGGAGGTCACATGGAAACGTTAGTTAAAACACTCAAAGGAATATTTGCACCACTGCTTTTTTTGGGAGCGTTTGTGGTTGTGTGTTTGGTATGGAATGGGGTGTTTCATGGGCAACCAGTATTAGAAGTATTGCTACTAATCATAGGGATTCCCGTTTCTATGGCTTTTCCTATCTGGTTCGCAGAGTGGGAGCAAAACGAACGGTACGAAAGCTGTCGCAAAGAGTGGAAGAAAAAGGGTTATATGGATCGTCCAGCGTATGAGCCTCCGTATGATGTAGCATTTTCTCCGGAGAGGAATACAAAGGATTCTATAGAAGTGAAGATGATAGAGCATTTAAATGGGAAATAGGAGGTCATATGGAAACGTTAGTTAAAATACTGAAAGGAATAGTAATAGCCCCGTTCTTGCTGGGAGCTATTGGGGTTGTGGTTGTAATGTTTATGGTGTTGTTGGGGTAGGGTATGCCAAATTATGTAATTAATGTTGTAAAATTTGAAGAAGGTTTTGATAAGGAATTGGCACGTAAAGTATTTCTCGACGAAGAAGGCTTTGTGTCATTCGAAAAGATTTATCCGAAACCAGAATGCCTTAAAGAATTTTCTCTTTACGTGCACTTAGTTGATATGGCCAAATCAAAAATAGATGGGAAGGATATCAGTAGAGAATATGAAAGCCTCTGTCCCGAAGAGAAAATTGATGTGGACAGAGCCTTATCAAATTATAATGAATGTGGGTATGTCTATTGGTATGATTGGACAACTGATGTTTGGGGAACAAAGTGGAATGCTACTTGTCAACCAGATGGTGGCCAAGATTTATCAAAAGGACTAATTGTTTTTCAAACGGCTTGGGAACATCCAGGTAAGATACTGTCTGAATTCTCAAAGAAGTTACCCGATACCTCATTATTTATCGAATATGCTGACGAAGATATAGGTTCGAACTGTGATTCATATCACCTTAAGAATGGTGAACGATATCAGTGCATATCAGACAACGATGCCGAGTTGTTTGGACTTAATTTGTGGAAACGTTGCGGCTATACATTCATTTCATAGAATAATTGGGTTAGATATGGAACAAGAAATATTATTACAGCTTCAAGCAACACATGAGTTGGTGGATGGCATTCATAGCATGCTCATGTTTTTCGTCGCAATATTGGCTGTGGTTGGTTTAGTAATAGGGGTTATTCGTGGTGTTCAGTAAAATTAAGACTGCAGTGATACTACCTTTGACAGTACCTCTTCTTGCGCTTGTGTCTACGTTACTTCTAATTGTCGTAATGTGCGACAGAGACTCTGAGTATTTAGATGACTTCTCAATGCGAGATATTGCAGTAGTACAAATAGCCTCAGTGTTAGCGTTGTTTATACTGGCTGCGTTTATACACCTGATAGTCACAATGTCGTACTGGTTCTTCATTCCTACGTTTCTAGCGTGGCTCTTTACTTCACGTATGCTCAAAACGATATTCAGAAGGACGCAAATATAATGCTAACTAAACTGACAGCAGTAACAGCCTATCTCTTGCACAAGTACGGACCGTATATCTTAGTTATATGTATTGTTGCTGGGATGGTGGGATACTTTGAAGCACTGTAGCCTTGCATATTCGGAGTTGGTCTCCCGATTTGCAGGGGAGATATGTTATGCCCCAGGATGGATAATGGTTTGGATGAGCTTGGATGAACCTGGGAAATCTTTATTTCCGTGGTTAAATTGATACATCTATATGATTCTGCAACCTGCCCCTCAACGACTCACATAGAAGACCGTGCACGATGGTGAACTGAAGCCAGAATTTAAGAAACTTCTTGCCTATCGCGAGGAAGAACTTTCACAAATTTCACAAGTTCTGGTGATATAGCATTATATTTTTTGTGAGAGCACCTAGAAGAAGTCTAGGAGAAGTCTAGGAGAAGGTTAGAAGAAGGTTAGGTAACTTGGTTTGTATAGATTGGATGAGGGGATATATACAAACCGGGTAAACTTGTATAATTGTGTAATAGGTGTTGACAGGGCAGCCCTGTTATGATAGCACTATAGACGGGCGGAAACATCAAAAAGTAGAGTTTATGTTTGAAAAAGATATAGCCAGGACAATTATGGATTTTGATACCGAATTAGATTTAGATCGTGAAACAAAAATAAAGCTAGCACATCAACTTTTCATAAATCGCAGGGCTGAAGTAATTAAATTACCGATAGATGGATATGAAGTGGATGATATATGCGAGATGTTGATGTGTTTGCCTGAGAAGTATAGGTATACTAAAGACGAATCTAAATATGACAACATTGATTTTGATAAAGATCTAGCTCGTGACTTAATACTGCTTGGAGCTTCAAGTGGTGTTGAATGGTTCCTTATGGATTTCATCGATCAAGTATGGGAAGAATTCGTAGGAAAAAAGAATGTATAATTATGACAAAAGAACAGTTCAAACAAATCCGCCTCAACATGGGATTAACCCAGCAACAAATGGCTGACTATCTCGGCATAAAGAGTGGGCGTACTATTAGGCGGTATGAGTCGGGGGAATGGGCTGTATCGCAGGTTGTTATAGAAAAATTAATAGGAGAATAATTATGGAAATACAATATTGCATAATTGTGAATGTAAGATGGCACTATAATGACGTGAATGGTGAGCCCGAAAGTCATCTACATGATTATATACCTGTCTTGATTGGTACTACCAGTAAAGAGGATGCAATACCAATTGCGAAAGATGAAGCGGAGAAGCATTTTTATAAACGACACCCTGCAGCGGTGATAGAATCGATACATCCTTTCGAGGTTGATGTTAAAGAAGAAGACCTAAACCTATTTGAAGAGTACAGTAGACGGGAAGGTATAATAAAAAGATCACGAGTTGCTATCAAGTTTCCAGATAAAATCCAACATGCAAAATGTTATAAGTGTGGAACAAAATGCCTGATAGAAAACGATACAATTAATCTTCAGTGTGAATGTTATTATCAGCCAAACCCACCATTTGAAGTGACGATTGAATTCGGTAATGCCTAATCACCATAGTGCACTTGCATAATACCTAAGTCCATGTTATACAATAATAATGACAGACTATAAACAGCTTGCCCGTATTGTTGAGTGCCAGGAGGATTTCTATTACTTCTGTCGGTATATGTTCTTAAAGCAGAAGGGTGTTAAGTTTAGCCAGAACTGGCATCACAAAGTCATCTGTGACAAACTGATGGATGTGTACAATGGGAAGACCAAGCGTCTTATCATTAACATACCGCCTCGATATTCTAAGACACTGCTTGCTGTGGTGAATTTCATTGCATGGAGCTTGGGTAAGTCACCAGGCAGTGAGTTCATACATACGAGCTATTCCAAAACACTCGCTACCAATAATTCTTGGCAAGCACGTACCATTGTAGAGTCTGATTTCTATCAGGAGATATTTTCTGATGTTGTGTTGAGACATGATTCTAATAAAAAGGATGAATGGAGAACTGAACAGGGGGGTTGTGTGTATGCTGCGGGTTCAGAGGGAACTATTACAGGATATGGTGCTGGTAAGTTGGCAGAGGGGTTTGGAGGAGCTGTAATAATTGATGATCCGCATAAGGCCGGCGAAGCACACTCCCCTGTACGAAGAAAAAATGTGATTGATTGGTTTAGTCATACTATTGAGCATCGTCTTAATAAAAAAGAAACACCTATATTTGTAATTATGCAACGCCTTCATGAAGAAGATTTGGCGGGTTGGCTCCTAGATGGTGGTAATGGGGAAGTATGGGAGCATTTATGTATTCCTGTGCTCAACGAGAAGGAAGAGCCGTTATGGGCACAGAAACATAATCTTGAAGATATCCGTCGACTCGAAAGAAGCAGTCCTTACGTTTTTGCTGGCCAATACATGCAGCGTCCTGCTCCTGCTGGGGGTGGTATCTTCAAAGATGATTGGTGGCAATATTATTCAATCCTCCCAAAGTTAAAATATGCTATAGTGATAGCTGATACAGCAATGAAGACAGGTGAACAGCATGACTACTCTGTATTTATGTGTTGGGGTGCTGGAGAAGATGGTAATGCTTACCTGATAGATGTTGTTCGTGGTAAGTGGGAAGCACCTGAGCTGGAGACACAGTTTGCGGCGTTTTGGAATAAACATAAATCACAAGAATATAATTTGAGGATGGCATATGTTGAGGATAAAGCGAGCGGTACTGGGCTTATACAAAAGATTAAAAAAGTCCATAAAATTCCTATTCAGGGCATTAAAAGGGATACTAAAGATAAAGTAGAACGTGCAAAAGGGGTTGTGGGTTATGTTTCAAGTGGTTATGCTTACCTAAAGCAAGACGCCCCTTGGCTATCTGAATTCCTGGCTGAGCTGTCAGTATTTCCTAACGGCAAACATGACGATCAGGTTGATGTTGTCAGTGATGGGTTAGATAAGATATATAATTCTGAAAAAATCATACGAGCAAGGATTTTATGATGTTGGATTGGTTGAAGAAGAAAGAGAAGAAAGAAGTTACAGTTTCAAGTCGTAAGAGTTACGGATTTGGCTCCATTAACGCAGCGGTATCATCTACTTTCCTTGATTCCAACGTCCCTAGGTTATCAACAACAACTACACTGAGGTGGTATACTGTTGCGGCACCTGTTGCTACAGCTATTGACCTTGTCGTCGATGAGTTTAAGACATTACAGCCTATATTACTTGATGAGAATGAAGTCATTAAGGAGGATGAGTTCCTAACGTTCTTGAGTATGCCAAATGATGCTCAAACGCAGGAGGATATGTTTAAGGCATATGGATCTTACTTTGAAATCACCGGAGAAGCCTACTTGGTGGCAACTGGGGATGTAAACCGTGTACCTGCTGAGCTCATAGTCATCAATCCTCGTAATGTCGAAGTTCAGCTTGGGAAAGATGGGTTTATCCAGGCAATTAGTGTGACCAATAGTGAAGGAAGCCCTTGGAAGTTTACGCGTGATGATGAGCAATTCCGTTTCTTCACCAAGAACCGCGATGCTGAGATATGGCCAGTACAAGACTTTAACTCAAACCAAAACGGGAGAGGTGCTAGTAAGCTGAATGCCGTACAGTTTGAGGTACAGCAGTATCTAGAGCAAGCAACACATAACTTGATGCGCCTTAGGAATGAAATGCGTCCTTCTGGGATGTTCCTGTTTGATAACGAATTGAGTGATGACCAGTTTGAGGGATTGCAAGCACAAACAAAAGACTTTTTGACTGGATCTCATAATGCTGGTCAGTTTATGATCGTTGAAGGTGGTGGTCAGTTCCAAGAATTAGGCAGTGCCACTCTGGATATGGATTTCGAGAAGTTGAAAAAAGATCTAACGATTGCAATCTTCAACCGGTATAAAGTTCCCCTCCCTCTGATATCACCCGATACCATGACCATGAATAACATGGAGGTGGCAAAGTTAAACTTATATGACAATGCGGTCTTGCCACTGTCACAAAGACTATTCCAGGAGTTGGTATTATTCTTGGGTGATCGCTTCGGTATCGAGGATGATGTCAAACTTGTCCCTGATATTGATCGTGTTCCAGCACTTCAGCCGCGTCGTAATGAGCAATTGAAGCTACAAAAAGAACTCGGTGTACTGACGGTAGATGAGCTACGTTCTATGATTGGACGTGAGGCATTGGAAACTGGTGGTGACTTCGTGTACTTGCCAAACAATCTTGTGCCAATTGGGAATGATGCATTCACTGAAGACAATCGTGATGAGCCAAGACGTACGACACGAAAAGCTTTTGTTGAACTGATGCAAGGTCAGGTAGATACGAAAGGTAACCGCATTTATACCGACGGACAAATCAATCAATATGCTGATGAGCAGGAATTAACGGATGAAGACTAGCCCCGAGGCAGCACGCCAACTTGCTAAGAAGATGAAGCTCGAAGATAGAATGAAACCAAAGCTTCGACGGTTCTTTGATCAGATTAGCCGTGATGTTAGGGCAGTGTGGACGGCAACACGGTCTATTCCAAACTTACAGCCATTTGAGTTAGAGCTTGTCGCTTTATTACGAGAACAGTATAGGGCTATAGATAGAGCTTTTAATAAAACATCACGAGATCTCAACAAGAGCTTTCTGACCGAATTAGAAACAAAGCAAGAAGAAACTATTGATAGTGAGATTGTAGCTTTCATCAATCAGCATAGCTTGCAACAAGCTCCATTCATTCTCAATACAACCCAGAACGAGCTTGATCGAATCTCGATGGATGTTATCAGGGATACTGCCCAGCAAGGGGGGGATTTGGACGACGCTGCGATAGGTGCACTTATTGCACGTGAGTTCAATGATCGTTCTGATAATCGTGTTGATACCATTGCTATGACTGAGACACAGACAGTGTCGGAATCTATCAAGGAAATCGAAGCTGCTACGATTGGTGGGATAATCGCTGCTACTGCTGGCACTCAAGAGATGTTTAAGACATGGAATACCATACTCGATGAGAAAACAAGGCAATCCCATGTAAGAGCTGATGGGCAAGTAAGAGAGGTTCGACAACCGTTCAATGTTCAAGGTCAGTCACTCATGGCACCAGGTGATACTTCGTTAGGTGCTACATTAGACAACATTATTAATTGTAGGTGCGTGTCAACCTTCCAGGTTCGCGGAGAAGCTGCACCAAGTCTTGACACTTTCGTGTAATTGTATTACTCCTCTAGTTACGGATGAAAAAAAGTGTTTATTTTCAACTGAGAATGATCTACACTTAATCCAGAATATAAAGTTTGGGTCTAAAACTAGCACAGGTTCTAAAATGCAAAACACTATGGACGCTCCTTTTACTTTCAAAGACTTATCAGCTACATTTGAAGTAAAAGAGCTTAACGATGAATTTGCTCGTATTGAGGGTTTTGCCTCTACGTTTGGGAACGTTGATAGAACGGGTGATATCATCGAAAAAGGGGCATTCCTAAATAGCATTGATGAACACTCTCGTAAGAACCGTCAGATTAAACTTCTCTCACAGCATAATATGAAAGATGTGATTGGTATCATCGATGATATCTTTGAGGAGGAAGAGGGATTATTTATTCGTGCTCGTATGCCTAGAGATCATTCTATGGTGAAAGATATTGTGCCCCTATTAAAGATGGGTGCACTCGGTGATTTCTCCATTGGCTTTAATGTGAAAGAATCTGATAAAGATAGTGATGGAAATAGAATCATTAAGGAAGCTGATTTGTGGGAAGTATCAATTGTATCTGTTCCTGCTAATCCAAAAGCGCAGATCCTAAATGTTAAGGGCGCTGTTCCCTTCCAGGATTTTGCTGTAGCTCCTCGTGATATGCGTTGGGATGGTGATGCTGCTGTTACTCGGTTACGTCGATTTTATAACTCCGAAGAAACACCAAGTCAGAACTATCGGCGCGGGTTTTTATGGTTTGATGATGAGAGCTCCGAGCTTTTCACATCATACAAGTTACCAATAATCGATATCATCAATGGTGAGCCTATGGCTGTTCCTCGTGGTATCTTTGCTGCTGCACAAACACTTCGTGGTGCGCGTGGTGGTGTAGATATTCCAGATGAGGATAGACCGGGCGTTATTGCAAACCTTGAACGCTATTTTGACAAGATGGGGCTTGAGTCTCCATTCGTCAATGAAGAGCGGGGTTTCTTTAATATTGGTGAAGTGAAGAAAATTCAAGACAGGCGTGAGTTTGAAACAATGCTTATTGAAACTGGTTTATTCAGTAAAGAAGCACGTGTTTATCTTGCGTCTTGTTTTGTTCCTAAGCGGAGTGATTCCGTGCAGGAAGAAGAAAAGCGGAGTGAATCTGTTTCTGATGGTAGTGAGGCCCTAGCTAAAAGCATAAAGGACCTCATTGAAATGATTCAAATCAAAGGTATTTAATATGTCTATCGACAATACAACAATTGAGGCCTTAAATGAGCTTCGTAGTACCGTCGAGTCTAAACATGCTGACTCTGCGGAAATGAAGGGGAAAGTTGAAAAACTTGAAGCAAAAATTGGTGATGATGAAGCTGCACGTCAAAAAGATGTTGCTGAAGCTAAAGCCAAACAAGACGAGCAAGACAAAAGACTTGTTGCTTTACAAGAGTCTTATGATTCTCTTTACAAGAAAGCTAACCGTGTTGGTGTTGCTGCTGCTGAAGATGATGCAAAAGCTGTCTTTAAAGGATACTCACGTCACTTAAGTAAATTCTTACGTCGTGGTACTATCCCTGGTTCTGAAGAAATCGAAGCAGTTTGCCGTAAGTTCGTTGAGGAAACCCTTGATGCTGACGAAGATGTTTTGGTTAACGAAGCTAAGACGCTTGTTACTGGCTCTAATCCTGATGGTGGATATTTGGTATTCCCGGATCGTCGTACAGACTTCCAGGTTAACCGTATATTTGAAACCTCTCCAATGCGTTCTGTATCACGTATAATCACCACAACTTCAAACGAAGTCGAAGTGCTTATCAATGATAACGAATTTGCATCTGGTGGCTGGGTTGGCGAACTTGAAACTCGTCCTGAAACCAACACTGCACAATTTGGTCAACTAACCATCCCAACGCATGAGCAATTCGCACAACCTGCTGTTTCTCAAAAAATGCTTGATGATGCTTCTATCAATGTTGAGCAATTGGTATCTGACCAAATCCGCGACATCATGACCCGTACGGAAAATACTGCTTTCGTAGTTGGTGATGGTTCACAAAAACCTAAAGGTTTCTTAGCTATGCCTGAGTCTGCGGACCCAGATGTATACGAGCGTGGAACTATTGGTCGTTTAGACAGTGGTGTTGCTGGTGAGATTACAGCCGATAAAGTTATCGAGCTTACCTCACTCTTGAAACAAGCTTATACACCTAATGCTGTTTGGATGATGAAGCGCGCTACATGGAACAACGTATTGACACTTAAAGATGGTCAAGGTCGTTATCTTCTTGATCCTACAGTACTTCCAAACGAAGTGGCATTACGTCTTCGTGGATATCCTGTATTCTTCGCTGATGATATGCCTGCAATTGCGACTGATTCTGAATCTATCGCTCTTGGAGACTTCGGTGTTGGTTATACCATCGTTGACCGTCTTGGTATTCGTGTCATTCGTGACAATCTTACCGCTAAGCCTAAAGTTTTGTTCTACACAACGAAACGGGTTGGTGGTGCAGTAACGAACTATGAAGCAATCAAAGTTCTTAAACTGTCTGCATAATAATTGGGGGGTAGCTTCGGTTGCCCCCCTGAATAAATGAGGTAAAAGTTATGGCTACTAACGATATTCGTAGTGATTTACTACCACGGTTGGCATTCAATGCTAACATTTCTACCGATACCACAACGGCTGGCGCTATCATAGATACTGCTGACGTTGATGGTGGGGTTTCTTATGAGTTGCTTGCACAAGCATGGACTGATGGAACATATACACCACTTTTAGAAGAGAGTGATGATTCAGGTATGTCTGGCGCTACTGCTGTTCCTGATGAAAACTTGATCGGCACTGAAGCTGGAGCGGCTGTTTCTGCTCTTACTGCAGCTGGTGCTGTTCTTACATCATTTGGTGCATTTGGTACAAAACGTTATTTACGTCTAAGCATTGTCTCTACTGGTACTTCTACTGGTGCTGACATTGTTGCAGTATTTAATGGTGTTCCAGAGATCAAACCAGATCCTGCACTGTCTGCATAGTTATTATAGGGGGAGGGTAATTACCTCCTCCTATACTTGAGAAATAAGATTTAGAGGAAGATATGGCTATTAAAGATATTAGAAGCGAAGTATTACCAAAATTTGCATTTGGCGCAGTATTTGGAATAAACAATACACTAACTGGCGGCATTATTGATACGGCAGATTTCGATGGTGGGCTAATGTTTACATCGATGGCGGTTTTATATACTGATGGCACATACACTTTTACTCTAGAAGAAGACGATGATGCTTTGTTTGGAGGAAATCCAACAGTGATCCCTAATGAAAGGCTTATTGGGACGATAGAAGGCTTAACACTTACGGGCCCGAGTGGGATACCTGGAAATCTTAGGTCGGTTGGAGTGTTTTCAAATAAACGATATATACGCCTGTCTTGCACATCTACTGGAGTAACAAGCGGAGCTACTATTACGTCTACTTTCTTAGGCGCAGGGGAAATATCGCCAGATAGCAATCTTTCGGCATAGTAATTATAGAAAAAGAGACTACAATGAAAATTAGAACGTTACGATCAGGTGGGTTAGCAAAAGATTGTAGAACCAACATTCATTTCAAGGAAGATGAAGTGTTATGTGAAGGGGATAAGGGATTGGAATTGAAACACTTAGAACGTCTTATTGAAGTTGGTTATGCAGTGGTCGAAACCGGATCTTTCCAAGAAACAATCGTCTCAGAAAAAAAAGAGGCGAAGAAAGAAGCTAGAGTCGCTGAGCGCGAAGAAAAACCTGAGAAATCACAAAAAGAAGAAAACGAACAGAATTCCCAAAGCATAGATTTGACTGCCTTGAGTAAAGAGGAGCTTGATGAATATGCTAAAGAGAAGTTTAGTGTGGAATTAGATCGGCGTAAAAGCAAAGCTAACATGATTAAAGAGCTTAATGAGAAGATTGGTGAATAATTATGGTATTTAATAACCTAGACAATTTCTTTATGCAGCCTGTTTCGGGAAGTTCAGATAATAAACTGAATCTTGCAGGTACTATGAATGCAACTGGTACCGTAAATCTGGACGGTATCACTAATACAACTGGTACTGTGAATCTAGATGGGACTATTACCGCAACAGGTGATGTGAATCTAGACGGTACTACTACCGCAACAGGTATTGTCAATCTACAGGGAACCACGACCGCAACAGGTACTATGAATCTAGACGGTACTACTAATGCGGATGGTACTGTGAATCTAGAAGGAACCACGAATGCAAACGGTGCAGTAAATTTAAATGATACAACGAATGTCACCGGAACCTTAGACATTAATTCTGGGGGTGTGTTAGATATTGATGCTGGTGCAACAATCAATTCATCCATTCTAGTGCAAACTGTTGTTGTGTCCGCTACGGCTTCAGAAATAAATTCAGGAAAAACTATTATTTCAGGTATTCCCGGAAAGCAGATCACTATACTGAATTATGGCCATACTGTAATTGACAACGATTTTAATGGATCACTTCCTAGATTTCGGGATGATTCAAATAATACAATATTGACAATAACCAGCAGCACAGCAGTTCGTGAAAACGAGGTTCGTAGTTATGATGCTAGTGGGGTGGACGCTGAGGCAGAATTTTTTATGACACCGCTTGCTGCAGGTGATGGTGTGAATTTTAATTCATCTGGAAGCACTAGTGGTAGTGGATTAATGACCGTAACACTAATGTATACAATAACTTAAATTAAGGTAATACTATGACTAATAATAATGTCGACAACTTTTTTGAACATCCAGCAGGACTAAGTACTGATAATGAATTAGTATTAAATGGTTCTGTTCGCTCTAGTGAAATAGTTCAACAAGTCACGAATACTGTAACCCTTGCTGAAATTAATGCAGGTAAAACTATTGTTGCTGGTGTTGCTGGTCGTACTATTCAGCCGAAGAACTTTGTTGCTGTTGTAAATGGAACATTTTTAACTGGGACGTCTGTAGAGCTTGAAGATACAAATGGTTCTCCTGTTGGAGTATTTAGTACCGCTGCTGCTGGCTTAACTGATGCAGCTGTAATCGTACCAGGCGAAGCTAATACCACGTTAAACGCAGGATTCCTAGGTAATCTAACTGCTGGTGAAGGTTTAGCTGTCACTGCAACAGGTTCAGCGTTTACGGGTGGTACGGATATAACGATTTCTGTGCAGTATACTTTGATATAGTGGAATTGTAGGGTAGGCAGATGGTATTTAACAATACAAAGAATAGATTTGAGCAGCCTGATGTTAATGGAGATAATCCATTACGTATTGACGGCACCTCGAAGATTGATGGTACAGAGCGAAGTGCTCCTGAATTAGATCTTGCGTTGCAGGGTGGTTTTGTAGGATCCCAAACAGCAATGAGCGGTCTTTTAACTATTGATGGTGGCGATCAGACTACTCTAGTTACGTCTTCATCATCTACTACCATTGATGTTCTTGGTGGTACTGGTCAGATTGTTAATCGTGATACCGTATTGTTTGGTACTGTTACTATTACAGATGTGACATGGCCTACTAGAACCAATATAGCTATTGGGCCATTACTTCCATCCACTACCGGTATATTTCCTATTGCTATTGATATTAATGGTGATGTTGCAATCTTAGATTCTGGTGGTCCAGGTCTTTCGATTCCACAGCAATGGAATTATATGCAAGTGGGTATTATCACGGTAACATCGGGTAATATAGATACGGTACAAGTTGCCGCGTTACCTGCATACTCGGCCCCTTTAGAAGTTCCTGTTGTTGGCGGTGTACTGGGTTTTGCCAATAGCAAGGCTAATCCATATACGATTGAAGAATCTGCTGCTGAACCTGCGACATTAAAGATCAAAGTTAATACAGGCCAAGCACATGCGCCATTAGTAGCTTTTGCTATTGATCCTAGGCAGCCTGGTATTATTATTAGCACTACACCTACAGATCCATCACCACAAGTCTTGTATGCATTGCGTGATGCTACGTTCTTAATTAGTGGAACAGATGAAATTGATCCCAGTCAATATGAATCTTCTCCTGGTACTCTTGCTTCTGTTGGAACAAATAGATTCTCAGTTCAAAAAGTATTTTTGTTTCCTGTTGATAATACTATTGGTGTTATGTATGGAACCGGTGATTTTGTAAGTTTAAATCTTGCAATAGCTGCAGCAGCGACAACGTTATTTCCACAACAACCAATCCTTAATACCGCCATCCCGATAGCATTCTTGGCGATAGAGGAAGGCATTACTGACTTCACCAATCCCGGTACTGAATTTAGTTTCTTTGATGTATAGGAGGAAAGATGCAAATAACAATCGAACAAGCATTTGCAGATCATATAGCAAATCTCAATGCATATAGAACATTTTACCAAAAGAAGAATGGTGAGGTAATCCAGGGAGCTGTGGCCAGTAAGCCTTTTAGTGTACAAGAAGCGCCTGGAATAACACGAGGATTTAATGTCGGCGACACAGTTGAGTGTGGCACGATGTCAGAAGTAAAGGCTGGAACTAAAGATATCACAACAGATCTAGGTGATAGCTTGATTGCAAAAGGATATGCAGCAGCGGTATAGGAATATTATGGTATTTAACAACGCCCTTAATGGTTTTGAAAGAACGAATAAACAACGTGATAATCCGTTGAGAATTCGTGGTACGACTATTATTGAGAATGACACTTATACCGCACCTGAGCTTAATGAAGCTATTAGTACTTCCGTTAAGGTCCCGCAAACTTTGCAAACTGGTATACTTACTACTGAAGGTGGAAGTACATCATTAGTAGTTGCGAACACAGCTACATCAATTGATATTCTTGGTGGTACGGGCCAGGTCGTCGATAGGACAGATGTCTTGAATGGAAATATTACTATTACCAATGTTACATGGCCAAGTGAGACTAATGTTAGCATTACTCCATTACTGCCTTCACCTGATGGGAACTTTCCTATCGCAAAAGACATAAATGGTGACACTGTAGTGATTGATGCTGGTGGCTCTAGTTTACTTACCTCAGTTCAGCAGATGAGTCATATTCAGATTGGTGTACTAACAGTTGCTAGTGGCAGTATCACATTATTATCAATAGGTGCATTTGCAGCTTATGCCGTGGGTGGGCAATTTTATCCGCTATCCACAACATTCGGTGTGATGAATTCACAAGCACAACCTGTTACTATCGAGCCCTCTATAGCAAATCCATCAAATCTAAGATTTAAGGTTAATGAGGGCGAGGTACACAGTACTATTGCTGGATTCTTCTTTAATCCTGAGCTTCCGAATTCTGTTATCATTGACCCAGCCGTTGACCCACAAGCAGCAGTGGTACTAGCACTACGTGATAATAGTTTCTCTTTCTCAGGCACGAATGAAATCGATCCAACAATGTATGAATCACCTGTTGGTACACTTAATACCGTTGGAACAAATAAATTCACATTACAGCGTTTGTATCTGTTCCCTGGTTCTAGGTTAATAGCAACTCTTTACGGTGAGACTGATTTTACTTCTTTAGCATTAGCTGAGTCTGCAGCACTTGTTCCACCTCCGAAGATTGCATTATTTGCTTCTGCAATTTTTATTGCCAATCTTGCTATTAAGAAAGAAGCTACCGATTTTAGCCAGCCCGGTGTTGAATTTAGTTTATTTGATGTGGATTGATTATGCAGATAAAGTTTACAGAGGAATATATAGGGGCGATAGAGAAGTTAAACGCCAACAGAACATTCCTACAAAAGAAATATGGACAACCAATACATTCTTCGGTAAATGGAAAAGATGTATCAATTATGACTGTACCAGCCACTGATTTAGATCCTGCTGTTTTCAAAGGGTTTAATGTAGGGGATATATTGAATTCTGGAACCAAAGCAGAAGTGGTTGCTGGTACAAAAGATTTAACGGATGTCGCCGCACAGTGTCTAATTGAGACAAACTATGCGGTACAAGTATAACAAAGAGGTAAATTATGTCAGTTGTAAATGATTTTAAGAATACACAGGTAAGCATTCTAACGGCAACTATACTTAGTGGTCAGGGTATATCGGATGCTATTAATCTGTTCGGCACTAGTATAGGCGCTATAGAATTTCCTGCCGCGTTCACAGCAACTACACTGAATTTTGAAGGTAGTATTGATGGTGGTGCAACATTCAAAACTGTCGTTGATAAGTCTGCTGTTGAGATAGCTTGTGTTGTTGCGGCTGATACAGTTACAACGCTGAATGTAAATGTTTTCTTTCCTTACGACCAAATCAAAATTGTAACACCAGGTAGCACTGAAGGTGCTGATAGAACACTCAAAATCAAACCATTCATGGTATAATATGTCAGGTCTTTTACGATTTAATTTACTAGCAGGTAGCGAGACTGGTTTTAGAAACCCTAGTGAGATCTCACCTGCGAACCTAAGGCTTTGGCTAGACCCTAGTGATGCTGCGACGATTAGTAGTGGTGGTGGTAAAATAACAACTATCAGAGACAAGAGTGGGAACGAGAGTGATTTCTCGGCTACGTCGCCAAGTACGCGACCAGATTATACAAACCAAATCAACGGCTTAAACGTTATAACATTCGACCAATCTAATGATGAGCATCTAGAAAGTGAAGATGATGACAATCTAAATGGATTTGCAGCACAAAACGCCACAATCTTTGCAGTGGCTAGGGCTACACTTATTACTGGCTCTGAAACTGCATTCGGATGGTTTACAGCCCAAGGAGATGTGGTACGAAGTGTTTGGCATGATAGTAGTGGTGCTATTGCTTATGACAGCCAAGTAGATGGATTAGATATAGCTCCAGGATCGTCTTTCGCTGCTGGTGTGTCGAAACTGGTCACCTATCAATTAGGTTATACAAATAATACAGAAGTATATTCAAATACCACTCTTGTTGGTGGCCCTTTAGATTTAGGTACTCCAACGGGAACGTCTATTCTCGTAACAATTGGTACTGCTTTATTTAATGATGGGGGATCACCAGCAGTTAGTCAGCCGTTTGATGGTGATATGGGTGAGATAGCGATGTATGACACAATATTGTCAAACGCCGATAGATTAGAGTTACAAAACTACTTTATTGCTAAGTGGGGTCTTACATGACGATAACACAACTGTTTCAACAAGTACCACTAAGACGTAAGAATGCATTTACGTACAATGTTATTGTTCCTGCTGTGAATAAGCCTGTAACATTGGCTGAGGTAAAGGCGCAGTTGAATATTCCTTTAGCTGATACGAGTAAAGACGCATACCTCAATCTATTGATTGATGCAGCCACTGCGTTTGGTGAGAAGTGCACAAAGCGTGAGTTCATCAACAAGACATTCCGCACATTTAGAAATACGTTTGCAGATTGTAAAGAGCTTCGTCGTAGTCATGTCAGTGTGATCAATTCGATTGAATATTTATTGGATGGTGTATTCACTGCTGTTACTTCTACAGTATATGGATTTACAGATGTAACTGGTTTTAGTCATGTGTTCTTAGAAGAGGACCAGTCATGGCCGACAGATGTTGATAATGTCCCACAGGCGATTAAGATAGAGTTTGTTGCTGGATATGGCCCTGATGACACCGATGTTCCTGCTGATATTAAATTGGCTCTGCTGAACCACATAGCGATGATGTACAGTAATCGTGGTGATTGTAGTTGTGACGCTGGCAATGCGGCGACACTACCAGCGACCACCAAAGCATTGTATGATAAAATACGTATTATGGACATAACAAGTTGTGATAACTTAGATAAAGGCTTCTTGTACAATGGGTAGTTGTGTAAAGATTCGTGGAAAAAAACGTGAGATATGTTCTGGTGATCTAGACCGTACTATTGCGTTACAAGTCCGCTCATTGAAGGCGCCAACGGGTGGTAGTGTAGACTTCACCGAAGAGTTTACGTTGCTTGATAATGTTCCTGCTTTGATAGAGACGACTAGTGGTGTGGAAGTATTTGATGGTGTGAACATCAAAGGAACAGCAACACATAAAATATATATTCGCTATATCGCCGATGTTACATTTGAGAACTGGATTGAGTTTAAGAGTATAAAATATCGTATCTTAGACACACAGAATCTTGATGAGCGCGACGAGTGGTATTTATTCCTTTGTAACCTCAAGGGGGATGCAAGTCTTGCAGCGAATTTCACATGACGTTTAGTTTTAAGGCGGATTCCAAGAATAGGAAGATTGAATTACACATCCAGAATCTTGAGACGCTTACAAAACGTGGAATACGTCAGGCATTCTATAAGCTTGGGCGGGATGTGAAAGACACCACGAGTAAGAATATCTTGAAGAAGCCGAGATCAGGTAGAAAAGAGAAGTTCAGAGGCAGAAATCGTAGAGCTTCTGTTGCTGGTGAGAGTTTCGCTAATAGAAGTGGTGATGCACGTAAGCAGCTTGGTTACGACGTGCATGGTTCGGATGAGTTAGAAGTAGGGTTCAGATCAAATGCAAAAACAGTATATACCAAGATCTTAGAAGAGAAACTTAACAGACCAACGCTTGCTATAGCCACGTCTGCCAATAATAGAAATGCTACGGTTCATTTTGAACGTGAAATACAGAAAATGCTAAAGAGGCTATAATGGTCAAAGCAGAAGACATTATCAAGCAATTGCACGCTGTGTTACCTACAGAAACAAACCTGTTCAGCGACGACATAAGTGTGACATCTTTGACACGGGCTGGAGGAACTGTGACTGTAGTGACGGCTACGGCACATGGTCTGACTACAGGTGATGAAGCGAATATTGTAGGTGCTCAAGCTCCTATTAATATCACATCATTGACGCAAGTAGACGGTGTTGCAACTGCTGTAACCGATCAAGACCATGACTTGACAGAAGGCTGGTTTAAGACCGTCGATATCACTGGTGCTAATGAAGGTGATTATAATGGTACAAAGAATCTGATAGGTGGTGGCAAAGTAGGTAGTGGCTCGATCCCTAATCGTCAGACATTTAAATTCACTGTAGATTCTGGCGCAACTACTCCAGCGACTGGTACCATTACACTGGTTGATGCGACGACCGATGATATCCCAATCATACCGTGGACGGGGGCTACAGCCTATAATGGGCGTCATACCGTTACTGTAATCGATCCAACAACATTCACGTATCCAACAACAACAACACTAGGTTCGCCTGCTCAAGGAACGATCATTTTACGTAAAGATGTCCGTGTTTCTGGTGCTGTAAGTGTCGAGAAAGCTATCGATTCGTATACACGTCATAACGATAATCAGCTATGGGGTTATGTCGTTCTTGGTAACGTTTTTGTATCTAAAGACCGTAAAGTAGCAACGGATGCTACGGAAACAACATCGGCAGGTGATGAGTTTAGGCAAAGACTTATTATGCCGTTTAGTGTGCATGTCATTACGCCAACTAAGAATGATATTAACGGACGTGCAGCACGAGACCAGATGGAAGACGTATTTAAGGCATTGCTAAAGTCAATCCTTCGTGTTAAGTTTGACTCAGTACTGGTTGAAAAACCTATATATAATGTAACTGCAATAGGTCATCAGTTCACTGGATTCTTTGAAGCTTATTATCTTCATGAATTTCAGTTTGAGACGGTCACAGACATAACGTTGGGTGATACGGTTGATGAGCAGTTTACAAGGGCGTTTAGAGATATTGATGTAATCATTGAAAATGATACTGAAGATCTTGAGGCAAGAGTTAATTTAGATGATGAGCCATTGCCATGAAGTTAAAGATAAATAAGGATTTTTCCCACTATAAAGCTGGTAAAACCGTAGACATTCCCGTTGATAAAGATGGTATTCCTACTACTGCTTTTTGGCGGAAGCGTATCAAAGATTCTGTTCTCGATAATTGTGTAGAAGTAGTTACCGAGGAAAAGAAGGCAAAGGCTAAGACGAAATCAAAATCTAGTGATGAGGGCGACAGATGACAGTTGTTAACCAACCAGACGTAACATTTAATATTATACCTGCACAGGGTGTTATTTCCAACGAGGCACAGAAGGTGTTATTTGTTGGACAGCAACTTCCAGCAGGCTCTGCAACGAGTGGAGCGCTTGTAACGAACATTAACACCACGGGTGGTGAGGATGCTTTGTTCGGTGAAGATTCACATCTTGCGTCAATGCTTCGTGCAGCACGTAAACTAAACAAAAACACACGGTTTGATGCTATCCCATTGGATGATAATGGAGGAGCTGTTGATGCCACAGGAACTGTTACCTTCACGGGGACAGCGACTGAGGCAGGCACAATTACAATTGCTTTAGTATCTGAAAAGAACTTCTCCATAGATGTTGCAATTGCTGATACAGATACAGCGACCACAATAGGTGATACTTTTGAAGCTGCGGTTACCGCTCTTTCAAAGATTCCTGTTACTGCTAGTAATACAACAGGTGCTGTAACACTTACTGCCAAAAACGGTGGTGAGATTGGTAACAATTATGGCATCAAAGTTACAGGTTCAGTTGCTGGTGTTACGGTAGCCACCGTTGCTTTTGCAAGTGGTGCTACGAATCCAGTATTAACCAACTTATTTGATGTCATTGGTGACGAGCGGTATCAAACAATTGTGTGGCCAAATACCTACACATTATCGACACTGACAGATCTTTTAGATCCACGCTTTAACGTTGATAATGATATCCAAGATGGTGTTGGTATAACAACCCAGACCGATACCTTTGCTAACCTTCAAACGAATGGTAATGCACAGAATTCCGCTAGCTTAGTGATCGTTGGTAATGCGATTGTCAATGAGGCGCTATATCGTGGTGGCGAATTTGTAGAACAAGATGATGTAGTTTCTTCTGAGATTGCAGCGATTCGTTCTCTCCGTCTAACGGAAGGTGCTAGCATTGCACGATTTGTTATCAGTAAGAACGGCCCACGTGATTCATTTGGTGGACCAGCGTTAGCGAGTAAGCCGTATTTCAATACACCACTTTCTGATCTTATTGTTAGCGATCCAGGTCGTGGATTTACCAAAACTGAAATTGAATCATTAAACACTGCTGGTGTAGCCATCTTTGGAAACAATTCAGCACGCAATGCAGTGATTCTTGGTGAAGTAGTCACTACTCGTAAAACAGATTCTGCAGGCAACCCTGAAACGACATTTAAATTCCTGAACTTAGTTGATACTTCTGTGAATATCCGTGAGTTCTACTTTAATAATGTCAAATCACGGTATGCACAATCTCGTTTGACTGAAGGTGATCTAATACCGAATCGTGATATAGCAAATGAAGCATCTATACGGGCTTTCTTGGAAGGTTTGTATGTAACACTTTCAAATGAAGACTTTGTCCTAACTCAGGCGGGTGAAACATCACGGAATTTCTATAAAGAGAATCTGTCTGTTTCAATCGATATTGAAGACGGTAAAGTTACTGTGAATTCACAAGTCCTAGTTGTTACGCAGTTGCGTGATTTCAATGGAACAATTCAAATCGCATTCTCAACTGAAGCTTAAGAGGTAAAAAGTTATGGGTATAGTTGCATTAGCTAATCCTACCGTCATTGTTAATAATAGTCCGGTATCGGTAGTACCGAATTCAGTGAGTTATACTGAGGGTTTCGGTGAACAAGCTGTTAGAACCCAGTCTGCTGGTGGTGGATCGGTTCAAACAGTGCTATCGAACAATGTCGAGACTAATATGTCTATGGTGAAGTTTTCTATTTTCAATACTGCTGAAAATATAGAGCTTGTTCGGACATTTAAAGTAAACAGTAACGACAATGTTATTTCTATTACTGGTGAAGGACTTACTCGCTCATTCAATAATGTTGCATTGACGAATGACTACGAAGTAAATCTTGGTGCTGATACTACTATCGACCTAGAATTCACTGGTGATCCTTCAGTATAATAATGGAGTATAAAAATGGCGGCGACCATAAACGAATTTATCTACAAACTGGAAACACCAGTTAGTTATCACGGCAAGGGGAATGAGGAGCAAGCATATGAGCTTATTCTAAAAGCCCCTTCCAATAAGCAGCGAAGAGAATGTGCACAGTTACGGCAAGGATTCTTCAAAGCTTTAAATGATCTACAGTCTTCAGGTTCTAAAGAGCAATCTGAAGGTGGAAGTCAGGATATTGGTGGTAAAGAAGTACTCACCATGATTTTGATGTCTGGTGTCGATTATGTAGAGTATGTTGAAACATTCCGTGACTTAGCATTGAATGATATTGTTTGGATTAATGAGCAGCAGCGTGTTACTTCCCCGATTTTTGATAATATGTCGGAGAATGACACACAGAATATGATGGGAGAATACATTGCAAATTTTCTCATTGGCTCTTGGATGAGCGGTCTAGCCACAAGCTAGATTATATGATAGCGAACCTGATGAAGTTTTATGAAGGTGCTGTATCATATGAGGCGTTCCAAGCGATGCCGTATCCTGATATACTCAAGCTTAATGAGTTTGCAGAGCGTATCAATAAGGAAACGGAAAGAAATATAAAGGCGAGGACATAATATGGCTTTTGATATATCTTTTGTTTACAAAGCCATAGATCGCTTTAGTCCTACCACAAATGCTATTAAACGTAGTGTCGACTCTGTCAGTAAAAAATTCACAAAACTCCAAAGGACTGTTAAAGAAACTGGTGCCAGCTTAAGAAAAGTTGGGAGTAGTTTAGCGTTAAAAGTGACTGCGCCTATTTTGGGTTTTGCTGGCTTAGCTATAAAGACCTCGGCTGATATTGAAACAATGAAGGTGGCTTTTGAGTCGATGACGGGATCGGCAGAGAAGGCATCGGAAGTGGTAAAAGGGCTTATTGACTTTACTGCGAAGACACCTTTCCAGTTGGCAGGGGTGGGTAAAGCTGCCAAGCAGTTGTTATCGTTCGGTGTGTCCACAGAAGAGCTTCAAGGGAAATTAAAATTCCTTGGTGATATCGCAGCAGGAGCGAATGTTCCACTAAGTGATATGGCGGCTATTTTTGGAAAGTCCAAAGCCAAAGGAAAGGCAATGACCGAAGAGTTATTGCAACTATCTGACCGTGGTATTCCTATCATTGACACACTCGCTAAGGGTATGGGGGTATCAAAGGACAAGATATTCGATCTAGCGTCTAAGGGAAAAATTAGTTTCTCTATACTAGAAAAAGCATTGATCAAACTGACTCAGAAGGGTGGGGTCTTCTTTAACCAGATGGCCAAACAGTCCAAAACAACCACTGGGCTATTTTCCACACTCAAAGACAATGTTGTCTTGGCTATGGCTGCGGTTGGAGATCAAATTATAGAAACATTTGACTTGAAGCAGGTATTAAAAGATTCCATTGCGTTTATTCAGCGCATGACTGCTGGATTCAAACAATTTGTAAAGAATAATCCAAGGCTTGCAAAGTTTGTGTTGATACTTATCGGTGCACTTGCAGTGTTAGGACCGTTAGCTATTGCAATCGGTGGGTTGGTGGCTATCTTAGGGATTCTACTGAATCCAATCACATTGATAATAGTGGGTGTTGTTGCTCTCGTGGGTGCTATTGCTGCTATTATTATTAAGTTCAAAGTTGTTCGTGATATTTTATCACTATTCGGAAGAGTGCTTTCTGCAGTAGGAAGAATAGTATTTGCTTTTGGCAAAGCCCTATTCAATGGCATAACATTACCAATCCGTACGCTTGCAAAATTCATATCTAGTATACTGAACTTATTCTTTGATTTTGATGGTATGGTAAAATCAACAACTGGGTCAGTAGGTTCTTTCCTAGAAACTTTTGATATCCAGCCAATCATTGAAGACATGCAACGACTCACAAAATGGATTGAAGATGTAGCGGTTGCTATTGAAGAAGCCTTTTCTTTTGATAATCTAACATCATCAATAGACAAAGGAATCAGTTCACTTACAGGCGGAATTGGAGAGTTCTTTGGGGTAGGTGGGCCGGAAGCCTCAGTTGCTGCTCAAAGTATATCAACAAGTGCAAAATTAGATGCTAACATCAACATAGCTGCACCTCCTGGTGTGGTGACTGGCGCGACCTCTAAGGTTTCTGGCGCGAGTGCTAGAAATGTTGGTATGAATATGGTGGAGGATGGCGCATGACCATTTTAGATGAATTACAAGAAGCTAGTTTTAAAGGCGCACGGTTCCTGATTCGCTCAGGTAGTACAGCGGGTGGGCGCAAGACTGTGACCCATGAATATCCCAACACTGACCGTCGTTATGTTGAAGATTTAGGCGCCTTACAGCAAACCTTTAGTATAACGGGTATTACACATGGTAAAGGTTCTGATTATTTTGTACAGCGTGATAACCTGATTAATGCTCTTAACGAAGGTGGATCTGGCGAACTGGTTCATCCATTCTTAGGTACTTTCACAGTAACTTCTAAGCCATTCACATTATCTGAAGATACTACCGAGCTAGGAGTTGCTAACTTCTCTATGACATTCGAGAGGTCGGATGCGTCAATATTCCCAGCCCAGGCCACATCAAACAAATCACTGATTAATCGCCTAAGTGGTAATGTCACATCATCAATACAGAATGACATAGGGAATATATTCAATGTATCACGGCAGTTTGCCAGTAACTTCACTGATGGCGTATCTATTTTAAATGAAGTAGTACAAGCTTTTCAACTGGGTAGTGATATCATATTTAAAGTGACGGACCAGATTAGCCCATTCAATTCTACCGTTGATACGTTTGAAAGAAATATAAATCAGAACATAACTGACCCTGTAAACCTTGGAAGTGATCTAACAAATATCTTCAATGAGTATGCGTTGTTGGGTACTACGCCTGAGAATCAATTTACACTGGATAGGAATCTATTTGATTTTGGTGCTACACGTGAGCCCATTCTACCTACAACGGTTCAACGTGTTCAACGGATTGAGAACCGAGATATCATTGATAGTGCTATGCGTACAAACGCTCTTGCATTGGCTTACAATATCACCACAGATCTAACATTAGATAATGTAAATCAGATTGATGAAACTGCTGCAATATTAGATGACCAATATAACTTCATTATTGATGATAATAATCTTTCTAACGATACAGTGAATATCTTGAAAGACCTTCGTGTTGAAGTAAGAAAATTCCTTGATAATGAGCGGGTTACGGCATTCCGTATTGCGGATGTTGATACGCAGGAAATATCTACCACATTATTGGCTTACCAGTATTACGGAAACCTGGATAATGTAGACCAGTTGATTGAATTAAATAACACCATTAACACCAGTTTTGTTAGTGGAGAGACGCAGGTATTGACAGCATGACGATCACTTTGGAAGTTGATGGGTCAGAGTTTGAAGGGTTCACTTCTATTAATGTTGGTAAGAGCATTGAAACCATTAGTGGTACCTTTAGCTTTGAAGCAACGTCTAGTGATGTATCGACATTTCCAATTAAGCGTGGTGCTGCTGCAAAAGTTTTGATCAATGGAGTATCTGTTATTGATGGCTTTGTTGATACGATTACCGTTTCCTATGATGCGGGTGGGCACTCTTTGCTGATACAGGGTCGTGATAAGACATCTGATGTTATTGATTCATCGCTTGTTGGGAAGAAAGAATTTACGGCACCCATCACACTAGAGCAAGTGATAGAGAAGACGTTGAGTGATAATGGTCTGACATCCATTAGTGTCGTTAATGAGGCGGCAACAACTGAACCTTTTAAAGCAACAGAATTTGTAAGTTCTAAGACGGGGCAGACTGTATTCGAGTTTATCGAAACATATGCCAGGAAGCGTCAGGTATTGCTAACGACGAATGGAAGTGGTGACATTGTTCTAGCTCGCGCTGGGAATGAGACTATCAGTACGGTATTGAAGAACGTCGTAGGCAACACGGACAATAATATACTCAGTGGTGCTATCACTTATAATGAAATAGAACGTTTTAATAAGTATGTTCTAAAGTCGCAGCAGAATCCCACAGGTTTTGCCTTCGAGGCTGATGTCCAGATTAAAAATATTGTGAGTCAGATCGGGGATGCAACGGATAACGATATACGTTCAACACGTCAGTTACAAATAATCTCTAAGACATCTGATAATAACGTGGACTTAGGCAAGTTAGCTGCGTGGAATGCTAACCTACGTCGTGCAAGGTCTGCAGAATATTCTGTGGTAATTCAAGGATTCTTCGCTGATGAAAGTGAGACGGTTCTCTGGGAGCCAAATAAGTTGGTAAAGGTTGAAGATGACTTCGCAGACGTGAACGCAACTTTACTAATAAAATCAGTAGAGTATAATGTGGGTCTAGACTCTGGTTCAAC